GACACCGGCTTGGTGCTACCGATCGTCGTCGCCATGTCGAGGTAATCGCGAAGACCTGTTCGGAGGACCGAGAGACGGGATTCGGCGATGGATGCCCGGCCCCACGGCGCTTCGATCTCGCGCGATGGAAAGTCCAAAATCGACTCGAGGCTCACGTCGAACGGGATCCTGAACTCGATCCCGAGTGCCGAGACCCCGGGCGACGCCCGGCTAGCGGCGTCAGTGGTGAGGGTCATCCGGAGGTGATAGGTCTGCTGGGCCAGGGTGATCAGCTGGCCATGCGTCACCACAGTCCAGGCTCCGCCAGATCCGGCGGTCGAAAGCTCGACGACTGCGGTTGTACCGCGTGGCAGCGTGCGCTCGAAGACGATCCTGCCCGTCGTGCCGGACAACGGCGCCCGCCCCAGGTCGATCGAGTAAACCGCCTGACCGGACGCCGGGAAACTGTCGACCATGACCGTGCAGGAGGGAACGTCGCCATAGGTCGCGGTCTCAGCCCACTGGTCGTTGACCGTGGCGCGGTTCCAGAAGACGCGATCGAATGTGCCGACGCCGGCCACCGTCCTGCTTGAGACGGTGTCTGTCGACCATGAGAACACTCCGTTGACAGTCGGCGGATTGACCGGGCGTACTACGAATTGGTAGCTCGGGAGCTCGCTCGTCTGGTCCGGCGAGACCGAATCCGGCGGGCCGTTGTCGACCATGATCGCGTAGTTCTGGAGCGGGAACAGGATCGTCGCCACATTGCTCGCCCATGTGATGCTGGCCGCTTTCACCACTGCGGCCGGGGTCAGAAGTGGAATCGGCACCCATTGAATGAAGGGCGTCGTTGAGCCGTTCGCGGCGACGCGGACGCCGGGGGTGCGCGTCCATCGGAAGATCTGCAATTCAAAGTCAAGTTCGGGCGGGCTAATAAAAGACCCCGCCGGCTGCCTCGTGACGCGGGCCGTGAAGGAACGGAGCGTGCCCCGGTTGAACGCGGAGTCCACCTTCCATCGCATTCCCTTGAGGCGAAGCTCGGCGTTCTCGAGGTTCAAGTCGTAGTGCGACAGAGTGCCGGCGAAGTTGGCGAGGTTCGCTGACGATCCCGCGAGCTGGAGCGACGCACCTATCCCGGTCACTAACGAGTTCGCCGGCGTCGGCCCCACGACCATAAGCGACGTCGGTCCGACGAATTGATCGGGACGCCGGAGCACGACGCCGACATCGGGTGAGGAGATCTCAATCCGGTGCTCAACATTCGGGTTCGGACGTTGCAGGCAATCCAGGAGGTCGCGATCTAGGCTCTTCGGCATCAGTCTATTACCATCAGCGGATCAATGGGCCCAGTTCCCGCATCTGGATCGTGACCGAGCGAGTCACGCGTTGCGCCGGAGCAGACCACTGGTTCGGGCTGTACTGGTAGAGCCAGCCACGTTCAGGCTTGGCGCCGTAGTTCATCACGACCACGGCCGGCTGGTTGATCTCGAAGAGCAGCCGGCGAAGTGATCGGATCGTCACGTCGTACTCGGCCGCGCCGATGATGGACAAGTTGAGTTCGACGGTGCGGTATGCATATACACGGTCGATCGCGAGGTAGCCGGCGTCCGACTCTTGGGCTCGCTGCACGCGCACGCCGGCGTCTTCGTCCAGCTTGGACGAATAGACCTGGAGCTGCAGGCGAGCTCCGAGCAGAATCCCGGTGACGATCGGCTGGAAGATCTCGACGACGTTGACCTTGAAGTAGCGCCGGGCAGGGTGAGCGGCGAACAGCGAGTAGAGCGCACCTTCTTCGGTGACGCACATCGTCCCACTGGTTGGGTCTCCGCCAACGGTGCCCGCGGCCGGGACCGTCAGCGACGTCGTAGTCAGCCCTAGGGTGATCCCAGCGTCGGTCGCGGAGATCACCTGGACGGTCTTTCCCCAGAGGTTGTGTCCGCGATCGAGCCAGATCGCATCGGGAGATCGAGTGTTCCCGGCGCCGATGTCTACCGTGACGCCCTGGTTAGCGGCTGCGGCCGCTGGCTGCCAGAAGGTGCGCTCTCGCCGGTAGTCAGCGACGAATGCGGCGTCTCGGCCCTGGGCCACCGCTGGCGATGACAGGGTGGCGTTCACGTAGAGGTTTGTGCGGTCGAAGATATTATCCACGAGCACGAGCGGGGGATTCGATGCCACGGGTTAAGCCGCTCCACGCTGGATTCCGGTTGTCGGCGGGATCTCGACCGGCGGCCGATTTAGGATACCAGCCCGATTGATCTCCCACATCACCTGCTGGACCTGGTCGCGGCCGTAAGGGTTCCGTGTGATGAGGTTGATCGTGACGGAGCCTGCGCCTTGGGCTCCAGTCCGGGGCTCGAACGTGCCGCCGCCTTGAGAGCCGCCGGATCCGGCGCCGCCGGCAGAGCCGGACGATCCGCCGCTACTACTCCCGCCGGCCCAGCCAGCGACCTCGTGAGCGGCGACTATAGCGGCCGCGGCCGCGGCCGTGTGCAGAGCTGCTCCCGGAAAATTGAAGCTCGCCGCCGCCTCCAACGCCTTCACCGCTTCTTTCGCAGCGATGCTCTCCAGCTCGCTCACGACTGGTTCGAGAGCTATCCGCTTGAGAGTCTGGACTACGCTCCCCTCGGCATTGACGATGCGGTCAATGTTTCCCCGGATGATCGCGAGCCGCTTGGCAGCCTTCCGCTCCTCCAATGCTAAGGCTTTTGCGGCGCCGGCCTCTTCCTTTGTCTGCTGCTTAGCGCGAGCAACGTTCACCGCTGCGTCCCGCTCTTGCGCCGCCAGAACGATCAGCTTCGTCTTTTCGTCTTCGCTGATCTGGAGCTTCTGAATCTCGTCGAGCTGCTTCAGGTATTCCCGGTTGGCGTGGTTCTTTTCTATCTCGAAGACCTTGTTCTCGCGGGCCAGAACGAGGTCCAGCGTCTTGCTCGACATCACCGAGGTCATCGCGAACGCCCTTTCTCCGTCTTTCTCTTCCGTCTCGGCGGCCCTCTTCCTCAGCTTGTCCTGCTCGTCCAACGCGCGAGCGATCGCCTCGGTAGCCGCCGCGCCGCCGCGTTCAGCGTTTGCCAGCTGTGCCTTTTCCCATTTGTCGTCCGCTCGCTCGCCCGATTTGCCCTTCTTCTTGTCCAGCTCAGGGAAAACTCCAGCGGCCTTCTCGGCGTCAAAGAGCGCACTGGCCGCAGCCCAATCGGCCTTTACTCGTATGTCGGTGATTTCAGCGACAGCCGCATCTCTGGTTTTCCGGAGCCCCTGAATATCAGCTTCTATGTCCGCTACTGTTGTCTTACCCTCGCCAAAAGGGCTGCTCTCCTGTTTCTTAGCTGCATCTCTGGCGGTCTGCAGACGTGCCGCTAGAACATTTATCTGCTTGTTGATGTCGCTTACCTGATCCTGCAAATCAGCGCCGGCCCCCAGCGACTTCAGGTGAAGCATTTTCTCAATGGACGCTATGGCCTTGTCCGACGCTTCCTCAACCTTTCTCGACGCATCGGTCAGCTTGTCGTAGGCCCAGACGACGCCCGAGGCACCGATGAGGATGCCGGTTATCCAGATGCTGCCGAGCGCGAATCTCCCCATGGTCGTGGCCAGGAGTTCGGTCACCCGGTTAGCACCGACAGCCTTCCCCGCGTAGCTGGCAAGGGCCATCTCCAAGCGTCCGATCGATAGGGAATGGTTCCCCGTGTGGCCCGCTGCTTCCGCCTGCAGTGCGCCCCACGTGCCCATGTTGCGGGTTCCGGCTACGGTACTCACCGTCGCCGCCTCCGTGCCCGCGGTCAGCCTTTCATTGATGCGGATGGCCTCGATCTGCTGCAGCGTCATGCGACGCAGAGCGGCCTCGCCTCGGCTCGTGGCGGCTTCGGCTCGGCCCGTCGGCGCTACAATGGACTCAACTGCAGCGCCCTGCTCGCGGGCAGCCTTCCCGCCACTCACGAAGGCCTGGTAGGCTCGCTGCTGCGCCGGATTCATCGCGTCGAACGCGGCCTTGCTGTGCGCGCTCATTCCATCGACGGACTTGTTGAGATCATCAACGCCCGCTCGCGCCTGACTCAGCCCGGCAGTATTGGCGCGAGTCTCGACGGTCAATAGGAGCTGCTCGGCGTTGGCGCTCGCGATCATCGCTCGTCCTCTGATTCGCGCTTGATCGCGTCGAACTTCCGCTGCACGGCGTCAGTCATGGAGTCGAACTCCCGCATGAGAGCGAGGTAGCGAGCGTCCTGATCCAGCACGCCGCCGGCGTGCGCCATGTGCCCTTGCCGGAAGAGCGGGTAGAGCTCCACGCGCATCGCGCGCAGTTCCGCCAATGCTTCCGGGTCCGCTTCCAGTAAGTCGCGCCGTGGACACCGTTTTAGCTCCGCTCCATTGCCAAGGTTTTGCTGCCACATCCCCTGGGGCGGCCCGTCATGCCCCAGCATTGTCAGGTAGTACGGGTTCTCGGCACAGTAATCACACTCATAAAGCCGCCAGTTCTCGCCCAACACCCGCGCCGCGTCTATGTGGGCTTCGGCGGCAATCAGTTTTTTATTTCATCATCCAGCGAAGAGCGGTCGAGAATCTCGTTGCCGACGATCAGCACCTCCACGTCACCCAGAACTTCGAGGAACTTTGCCTTCTCCTCGGGCGTCCCGTTCTTCGGCCATATCGGAACCGTGTAGCCGTCGCCGGCCGAATTCGGCACTTGCAGGTTGACGACATCCTCGATGTGAGAGAGGCAGTTCTCGCGAGCGAGACGGAACGTGCGAGGCAGAATCGTTTTCGATCCATCCTCTGACCGCTGGGACCAGGCTCCGTTGTCCCAGGAAGCCATCCGCTCTTCCTGCGTCAGCGGCCGAAGCACGAACACCGTCTGCTCTTCCGGCGGAAGCGCACGGTCTTCCGGCGGGATGAACCGCCAGGAGCCGTGCGGCCTGCGTGGAGTTTTCACGAGTACCTCATGGGTTCATCAGCTATAAGTGATTCGGGCTTCTCTCGAATTCACGGCCAACGAGCCGGCGACGAGTTCGCCGGTGAGTGTATAAAGCGCGAGCCCCGAGTTGTCGGCTTGCGCTGGCGGCTCAAGCGCCCACTGGCCCGTGTCGATCACTATCCGGTTGAAGGCATTCTGCCCAACCGTGACTCCACCGATCGTGCTGGTGCCGCCAGACCCGGCGGCTTTCGCCAGCGCGTACGGATCGAAGACCGAAAGTGCGACCTGCTCGATCCCCATCGTCATCTTGGCCTTCCGGTCGGTGATGGCGTAGCCGACCAGACCATCGGGCGCGCCGGCACCAGACCGAGCGGCGATCGTGGCCGGCCAGTCCACCTCGACGCTTCTGGCGAGGAGTCCAGTCGCATAGTTGAAGGCACCGATCACGACGGCGTCGTTGGCGAAGATCGGCGGGATGGTCGCGTTGGTAGTAACGGCCCCAAGGGCCGCATCCGCGGGATCGGCCGAGACCACACCCTGGACCGCGAAATCCCAGAACCCGCGCTGATTTACGGTGACCGTGAACTTTTGACTGCAAACGCAGCCGATGAGCTTGAAGAGCTTCCCAGCGGCCCAGATGTAGACCGTCATCGTCTCGAAGCCGTCATCGAGCGAGTCGTAAAGCCACGTTGCGCCGGTATTCGTGGCGGAGAAACCAGCGGCTCGGTGGAATACATCGGTCTCGGGCTTGCTCGCTCCGAGGGCGTAGGTGGATCCGCTGCCGCGCGCCTCCATCTTCACGGTGAGAGTCCCGTGGCGTCCAGCTGGTGCGGCACGAGCGACCGAGCCCATTCCGCCGAATTGGACGTCGTCTCTCAAGCCCGATTCGATATAAGCGGGCGAGAAGAGCGGGATCCCGATGAACTTGACGGCGTTCAAGGCGAGCGTCGGAACCGAATCAACGCCGGACGTGGTCTCGATCTTGGCGGCGATCGCTGAGACCCGAAGTCTAATGGGAGCCATTAGTCATTTCCTCCGGCCTTCTCAGCTTCCGACGATGGAGTCAGGAGATCCGAGCGGTCCTCGAGGTTCGGGCCGTGCGACGGCTCGAACGTTTCGACCTTCGGGCCGGTCGAATGCGCGCCGGCGCCCGCCTTTGTTGATCGCGTCGGTGCGGCCGATTTCGTTTTTGGGCTCATATAAACCTCTGTGAGAGAATCGAGGAGTTACTCGAGGAGTTACTCACGGCTGCGCTCCTGGATGTTGACGGTGCAGATAAAACCGGCACTCGTGGCGGTGCCGCCGGCGAATGCCCCAAATGAGAAGGAGACGGACTCGAGGACCTGGACCACCGTCCCGCTATGGGCGTCGGAAAACTCTCGCAGTCGGTCGAGCACCCGGATGAGGGCAGTCGCAAAGACTGAGACCGTGTCCTCGAGCACCCCTGGGTCCGCGCTGAACGTCTCGAAAGAGATATTGAATACGCCGACTGCGTCGCGCACGTTTTCGTTGGGAAGCATCGTATTCGCCGCCCACGACTTGGGCGAGATCGAGACGTTATGCTGCGCCGCGGACTTCATCACGCCGGAGAGCATCCACCGGTCCAGCGCGAAAGTGGTCACGACTCCGATGCTCTCGGCGAGCGCGATCGCGTCGGCCTGTGCCTTGAGTCCGGTGCCGGTGTCCAGAACCGCGGCCTTGAGCGTGTCGAGCAGCTGGCGCTGGCTCATGAGAGGACCCTCATCCGATCCTCGAGCGAGTTGGCGCGTTCGGATCGTTACCCGTTACGTAGCGCCGAAGGGGCAAGAAGAGTTCATGCTTGTCGTCCTCGGTGAGATCGATGATCGCGCGACGGGGAAGCCTGGTCCGCGGCGCTGTCGATTGATGGTAGGCGACATACGGAGTCGCGCTGCCGATTCCGAGATATGTCGGCGTCTGCACGTTGATCGTGTCACCGGTCAAATCGGTTAGCGATCGCATAAGCCGTTGCGTCCGCTGGAGAATCGGATGTGCACCGGGAAATCCTTTCCGCTCCCGGTCCTTGACGGTTGCCGGCTTGAGTGGCGCCCATGCCCCTGATGCGGTCGATGCGCCCTCAGTCCCGAATGCCTGGCGTGCGATTTCGCGGAAGACCTGGATCACTGCCGGATACGCGGGCATGAGGTTGCGAGCGCGCTCCCCGATTGCCTCGAGCTTTCGGTCGACTACCTGCGCGCCGTCGAGCGTCATGGTAATCGTGATCACCTAAAACGCCCTCTCGCGCCCGTTGCCGCTTTCGAGCATCGCGTCTCTGATGACGAGATCCCGGCCCGGAAGGAGCGACGACACCTGCACGCGCGGCGAGGCTTCGCCAGTGCCCACGGCCTGAGCTCCCATCTGCTCGAGTGCACCGAGCAACGCCTTAGCTGACACCGCATAAGGCGCAGCGGCCGCTTCCACCCGGGCGACGTCGTTCCCAGTGTAGACGGTCCGGATGACCTGCCCCTTCGTCCACTCGATGATATATCGCTTGGCAAGTATCGCGGCCTTATCGCTCGCAGCCGGACTGACACCTGTGATATCCGTCACGTAGAGCGACACGATCGTGTCGGCGGTCGAGATCCAATTCACGACCGTTGCGGCCGAGGGAACTGATGTGGTGAGGAAGCCGCCAGGGAAAAGCCCTGGCAGCTCGCTCGCGACATTCTGCGGTGCAACGCCGTAAATATCTGCCACGTGTGGCTACTTCTTGCTCTTCGTGGCTGCGATCAGAGCTGCGGCATGAGCGGCCCTTGCCGCGTTGTCCATCGCCCCTTGCTCCGCCGGCGTCAGGACGCGAAGCACGCCGTGCCGCTTGAATTCCTCGATCTCGTCCGGCGTGAGATCGGTGTCGCTCACCATCTGCCCCGGACCGATCGTCTTGACGACGGTCTCCTCGTGAGCCGGCGCATCTGAAGTAGCAGCGACTTTCTTCACGCCACGTGCGACGTGAAGCGTCGACGCGATGTAGAGGTCTCCTCCCTTCATTGTCAAATCCTCAATTGAGATTCAGACCTGCGTTTCGATATGAAGCACAGCCAGCGGAGAGGCAGCCTAAGGCCACCCCTCCGCCGGAATCCGGCTACTACGCGAGCGCGTTGACGATCAGACCGGCCGCGAAGTTCGCGACGATCTTCTCGTCGATCGCTTCCTTGGTCTCGATCCAGTCGCCTTCCTGCCCTTCGTCCGCCATGCGGTACTGGCGAACCTGCAGCTCCTGGCCGCCCGTCTCGGCGGTCCAGTTGAACGAGCGGGCGAAGCTGTACTCGGTGTCCGCGGCACCAGCTGCCGCAACGCCGATCCAGACGTTGTCGCCCCACAGGTACGTGGTCGTGATGCCCGTGATGATGTCGAGCGCGGCGTTCTGCGGACCCGAGCCGGCGGTCTGCGCCTGGGCGAGGAGTACTTCCTTCACCCCCAGAAGCGAGGCGAGGATCTCGGGCGTGGTGACTCCACCAGTCGTGTACTTGTAGTAATCACGGATGGCGGCGTTGTGGCGGACCGCCTTGTTCATCACCTGCTCGGGAATCACTACCGTGAGCTGGCCACGGCTCACCATTGCCGAAGCCGAGACGAGCGCGATCTGAGCCTCGAGGTCGGTGATCGGCTGCACCGTGTTGATGATGCCGGCCGCATCCCACTCTGCGCCGCCGCCCTTGGTGAGGACGTTGGCGGTGAGGATGTTGGCGGCAGTAGTGAAGAGCGTTGCGACGCGCGCTTCACGAGCGATCCGGAGGGCGAGCGTCGTGCGCTCGGTGTAGAGCTCCCGGAGCTCGAGATCGTCTACGTTGTGGATCTCGGCGTCGAGCAGCTGGTGACGCAGTTTCCGAATCTTCGCGAAAAACGTATCGTCGCTGATCTCGCTCTTGATGGCATTCGGGATAGCGCCAGGCGACCACGTGGACTCGTACTGGTACATCCCATCCTTGCCGAACTTGCGATACTTGTCGGACTGCTTGGCGACTGTGACCCGCGGCGCCAGCCTGTCGGCCAGGAACTGCGGAGTCTGGAATCCGAGCGCGATGCCCTGCAGGAACACAGGAGTGTGCACGCGCTCGACGAGGTTGCTAGGCATGAGTCTCTGTCCTTATCGAGAAAGGTTGAAGTCGAATGAGTGAGCGCGTGAACTACGGAGCCTTGTAGCCGCGGGGCGCGATCTCGACGGACACGAGGTCGCTCAGCGCACCGGCTGCCTGCCGTGCGATCGCGGCGACTGGATTGGTCGTCGCACACGTGACGAGACGACCGTTCGCATCGGACGTGAGCAGCGCGTCGAGCGCGAAAGCCGCTCCCGCCTCGCCGAGCACGTTTTCGCCAGGGCGGTCAGCGACGCGGAGCGCGCGCCCAACAGTGTCCTGGTTGTCCTCGGAGATGCCGAGTGTGATGTCGGTTGCGGCCGCCGCCATAATGACAGAGTTCGCATCAGCGCCCCGCTTGACCGCCCGGTAGCGAACGACCGCGGCGCCGGCGAGGTAGGTGTTGGGCGCGAGCGCGCCCTTGGGTCCAGAAGTAGGCATCTATGTCTCTCAGTGAGATGGTTGCGAGTTCGGGAAATCAGTGAGTTAACGGTTTGCGCGGTCCTGCTACTTCCTGTCGATGATGTTGCGTGGGATCTCGGATGACGCGAGCTGGAGAGC